ACTTCAATACTGCCTGAGTGTAGTGCATTGAAGTATCACTATGACAAGGAGTGCATACCATTATTCTATGAGGTGATTTTCTTCTATCAGGTGATAAATCTATTACTTCCACGTTTTTTTCTTTATTGAACCATATAGGTTTATTTGGATTTTGCACTAATAACTCCTTTTAAAAAAGTTGTCCACTGCATAGCTATTTTATTCCAGTTATAATAAATATGTGCATATCTAGATTGAGAATCTAAATGATCGTGTATTTGTTTTTGATCAAGAGTATATGATGCTTGTTCTATTCCAAAACCAAACTTTTGTGCCATGGCTCTGTGATTAGTATCATATGGTATATACATAGGGAACTCTGCACCTGTTTCATATAGAGCACCAAAGTCACTCACAATACAATATAAACCTGCAGCCATACATTCAAGTAAAGATATACAAAAAGTTTCTTCAAATATACTTGGATAAACATACATATGATAATTTTTTAAATTATCTTTTATGTATTGATTAGATTTGTAGCCTATGTAATTTACATTAGGTAAAGCTTTTGCTTGCTCGTAAAGTTCTGTATAGTTGTGATCGTTAGCTGTATAAAAATCTTTTCCATAAACTTCTGTAGAAGAATACACATCTAACGTTACCAAAGGGTTTTTTACTAATTGCATTGCACCTAATAATACAGATAAACCACGCCAAGGTGTGTTTTGATGTATTATTTTTATAGGTTGACCCTTTTTATAAAAAGGGGCTTTCTCTATTTTATCAATACCATTCTTAATAACCACACATCTATTTGTAGGTATATTAAAATTGTATCTAAATTTTTCATATGTCCAGTGTGAATTAAAAACATACCAATCATACTTATTATGATTAGCAGGATTTTTAAACCAAGGAGCTAAATTAGGTTGATCGTAAGAATTTTTTTGCCAAAGTATATTTGGTTTAGTTGGATGCAATGGTATTTTTTCTGGTACTGAAGTGCATATCTGCACTTGATCTAATAAATTTTTATCAACGTGCTGTTCTAAATACTCAAATTGTAATTCTGTTCCGCCCTTAGGGTTTTGATTTGTTATTTTCATTGATTACTTTCTGAAACATTTCTAGACCTTTATTAGTAACCTGCACGGTGACGTCTTGCACAATATCAGGTCCTTCTTTCTTATCTTTATAAATCTCTCCGGTCTTTGTATTTCTATATGTTACGATTGTTGTACAATCTATTTTTGGTAAATTATCCGTTTTCATTCTCTCTATTTATTAAAGCAAAACTTATCAGGCCTTGTATCTTATTACTACCCGTAGCTGCTTGCACAGTTATAGCATCACCTGCCTCTAAATTCAAGCCTTGAGGTGAAGCGTTTACTTGCGATTTAGCAGCGACATCGTCTCTAAAAAATTCGTATTCAGTGCTTGAATCAGATGAATCAACAAAATTCATGTTTACTAAAATAGCTGAAGAGGCATCGTTGTTTGCAACATAAACACTTTTAACTATAATTGTTCCATCCGTAGGGCAAGTGAGCACGGTGGTTTTAGCTGTTCCAGATTGTTTAAAACCTTGATTCTTATAAAATATACTCATGATAAAAAATAATTAAATGTATCTTGTTCATTTTTTAAATCTTTTTGAAAAGAAAAATTTAATTGATTTTGTAATGTAGTTAAAGATTCCAATATCTGTCTTTGATTTTCTACATCGTATTCTGGTTTTGGATCAGGTATGTAATTAGTTATCTTAGCCATTATCTACCTCTTTCTCCTCCTCTTTCTCCTTGATCAAATCCAGCGCTTGACGAAGATGTTGATCCTGAAGTGCTTCCACCATTTCTTGTTCCAATATTACCTCTACCTCTATCTGGTATGTCAGTGTCGGTAGTTGTTCCATCAAATTCTCCTCTATCAATTCTTGATTGTAGATCTTTAATAGATCCTCTTCTTGCAGCATCTTCTCTTGCTCTTTTGTCTCTCATTCTTTGTGCAAAGTCTGCAAGAGTTGTTGATCGTCTAAAAGTATCTAGTGTTGTATCACCTCTCAAACCAACACCTCCTCTTATTCCTGGAAAACCACCTGCAAGACCTGCTATTCCTCCAAATATAGGATTAATTGTACCTAAAAAAGCTTGTGCTATTCTAGACCCTCTTACTTTATTAAATAAACTTTGTATTCCACTTCTAATTGTACCTGTTTCTGGAAATTGTTCGTAATACTCTTCTTCAAGACCTGCATCATCTGTATCACCTAAAAGGGCAGCTTGATCACTAGTAAAAAGACTTGCTTGAGGAGTATTTGTAATACCCGCTATATCTGATATATTAGGCCTATCAAAAGAACTAATTTGATTTGATCGTAAAGAAGCAAACATATCAAGGTCATCAGGTTCTGCTGCCCCTGCTTTACTCATACCAAATGTGTTACCTAAAAAATTACCTAGTTTTTGAAAAAAACCTGTTTGTTGTTTTTGTTTTTCGGCGGCATCTATAATAGCTTGTGCTTCTGCTCTAAGAGCGGGATCATCACTATTTGCCATGACGTTTAACGTCTTATCTGAGATACCACCCATTCTATATCCACCTAAGTTTAAATCCATTATCTTCTCCCATCCGGTTGTGCATCAAGTCTAAAAGTTCCATATCTCCAACTTTCACCCGTAGCATCATTTTCTATTTTAATAGATACCAATCTACCTCTAGCTCTAGTATCCACTTTATCAGTAGTTGAAGTTATTGTAAAGGGACCTAGTGGTGAGCTTACAGCTACGTCGTCTGGATAAGAACTAACAAATAAAGTTACTTTAGCGTTGCCTGTTTGATATTTAAAATCAGGAATAAATCTTCTTACAGCCATAAAAAATTCTCCATCTCCTCTGTAATCTGCAATGCCAGTTGCCTGACCTAAAGCACTTCTTCTAGATGTAATATCCCAATCTCCAGATCTAATAAATGCAGGTATAGCTGTTGTGCCTGAGCTGTTCACTTGATCCGTTCCTTGTTCATGCTCGTAATAAATAGAAGCACCATGTAGATTAGTTATTCCTAATATATCAGGAAACACAGGTGTAGAGGTGTCTTCATAATCTGTTGCATAAGGTGCATCAAATACACCTTGATCAGCGTACGTTGTTCTATCTAAAGATGATGTGGTCCATATATTTTCAGCATAATTATAAGTTACACACCTATCAATTTGTATAGATCCAGCTTTAGGATAAAACCAATTTACTTCTGTATATAAATTATTTGAACCAGAAAAAATAACATCCCTAGAATTAAAATTTAATCCTAAATTATCTCCATCAGTTGTAAACACAAAGTCTTCTACCAGTGACCCTAATGATTTAACAGTTCCATCAAAAGCAAAAAATCCACCTTCAGCTCCCATCCAGTATACAACACCATTAATAAAAGAGGCTGCATGTTGACCTATACATCCACAATTGGTGCCCACTTGTCTAACGCTAAATGTAAATGGTGGACCAACAAATTGAATTACATAAGCAGCTAAATCTGTTATAACAAAAACATAATCTTTACCTTGTAAAGCTGCTCGTATTTCATTACCAGTATCTAATCTAAAAGTGCCCGCAGTGTTAGTAGAGGTTGGTGCATAAGTATTTAAATCTTCTTGATTAGAAAATCTTACAAACATAGGGTCCTGTGTTGCAGGAGTCCCAATAGTTGTTTCTGTCCCAAAGTGAAACAAGTGTCTATCTCTATCAGATACTAATGTAAATCTAGTTTTAGTAGGATTATTTGTAGTTTGAAAATCAGTCGTAGTCTTAGATGCTCTTATAGTTCTAGCATTAGAGGCCCCTGCATTCCATGTAAAAGTCTCGCCATTAAAAATTGTTGCAACTAATACTTGACCAAAGTTGTCAAGACTCCAGTTTCCTGGATCTAAAGTTACATCACTTGTAGCTCTAGGTGTATTCCAAGTCGTAGCTCCCCATGTGGATGTACTCCAACCAAAACCTGTAGTTTGTGTTGTGGGTCCTACTTGAACGTAGGGATTAACAGTTACAGCTCCCGCTGCAGTCATACCTGTTCCACCTTCAACACGTGAAGCTTGAACTGTAAACTTGTCTATGTCTGGTACGGTTAATATTTCGTAAGATTGTTCTAATTCTGCAGCTGTAAAATCAGATGCACCTGTAACGGTAACACTGGACAATGTAATATATCTTCCAACAGCCAAACCGTGAGATCCTTTATTAATAGTTACAACATTAGAATTATTAACGGTTGTTAAAGTGCCTCCAGTTATAGCTGTATCTAAAGGTGAAATATCAAAAAAATCATTACCATAATATAAAAATAAACCTTGAGAAGTACCAATAGCTGCGTATTTTTCTCCAGCGAAACTAGAAAAAGCAACTTGTGCTCTAGCTGCCCCTGGTAAAGTTTTTTGAGCTGAGGTTAATTGTAGCCATCCACCAATTTTTTCTGGTAGTCCATATCTAAATCTAACAAAATCACCATCTGTCCATTGACCCTCTGCACCTGATTCTGTGTCTTGTTTATTAAATCCAGCCTTGAATTTTAATTTTTGTAGCATATAATTTGTTATATAATAGTTATATAAATAATGAAAGACTCAAAATTATAATGGATAAAATCGTAAATATCACTAATTTTATTGGCGTATATGATAATTACATTGATAGAAAAATGTGTAATGATGCTATTAAATTATTTGAAGAACAAAATGAATTTAATAATACAGTTAATAGAATAGGGTCTGAAGACTCAAGTATCTTAGATAAACAAGATCAACAACTTTTTATGAATGGTGGTAATATTAAAGTTTGGTGGAATTCTTGTGAAGCTCTTATGTTTAATTTTGATTTAGCTTGGAAACATTATTTAAAAAATACTGGTGCTGCAAATGCTTATGGTGGAGACGATCAATCTTTTCGTTTTACTTGTTTAAAAATTCAAAAGACGTTACCCACAGAGGGATATCATATTTGGCACGTAGAACATAATAAAGGTTTTGAAGATTCTCATAGAGCTTTTGTTTTTTCTATCTATTTAAATGATATAGAAGATGGTGGCGAGACAGAGTTTTTACATTTTTCCAAAAGGGTAAAACCTAAAAGTGGTAGAATAGTTATTTGGCCCGCTGGTTTTCCATACGTCCATAGAGGTAATCCACCTTTATCAGGTAAAAAATATATTATGACCTCTTGGATGTTATTAGGATGATTAAATTTGATAATAAGTCAAAATTAAATCAAAATAATAATAGCATAAATATTACATATCCAAGAAACGTTAATATAATTTTTGGACACTATCCTTACCCTGAAATAATAAATTATTTTATAATAGAAATTAAAAAAAATATAAACCCTAACATGAGTTATCTTACTAACGTAAAAGGAGGAATGACTGATTGGGAGCAGTTTAAAACAGATAAAAATTTTATTAATTTTAGAAACTATTTAATTAATAAATATCAAATTAGTCACCCTGAAATGTTTCAATATTTTTTAGAAAAACATACAATACGTCAAGTTTGGGGTAATGAAATGAAACCTGGAGATAGTTTAGACTATCACGTTCATGACATGTTTCATGGTATTTTATATTTAACTGAAGGTTGTGATTTAATATTACCAGAATTAAATATATCTATTGTTCCAAAACCTGGTGATTATTATATTTTTCCACCTCAAATTTATCATGGTTTTAATAAATACGAAGGTAAGTTAAACAGATATAGTTTAATTTTTAATATAGAGCCTAAGTCTGACCACTTTAAATTTAGAAATAAATTAAGTACTTGAGTATGAGCTAGGTCTTGCACCTAATCTAGCAATTTTATCTGATTCACTTTCACCATCAATATTATCATTATCCCAATCAGATTGTAATTTAGCTAAATGTGCTGAATCCCATCTAGAAATAAAATCTTGAAAGTCACCTAAGTTAGCAGCTTCCCAAGTAGAGTGTGGAGTTTCATCTCTGTATTCTACAGCATCACTAGGATTAGATGTTTGATATTGAATAGCCCAAATATTACTCCATTTACCTAATCCCCAAAAATCATCATCTGCAATTGTGTAACCTGTACCAGCAGCATCACCACTTTGTTTAATTACAATTTTATCATCAAATACTACTGTCCATGTTGCGTTTGTTGCCATCTTTTCTCCTAAGTTTTTATAATATAAATAATTGTTAAATAAGGTTGTATAACTGAAGTTGAATCTCCAGTAAAAGTTGCACTCATGTTATGTTGGTGACCTGTTCCAGAACCTGTATTAGCAGAAGTAGAGCTAGGGCCCGCATATCTAAAAGGTCTATCACTAGTACCAGGTGCTTGTTGAGGTCCTACACTGACAGGTAAATTGTGACTGTGAGATGCAAGTTGTGCTGTTGATAGTGTTGCGTTAGCTGTTGATCCTCCAACGTTTCCAGCTGAAGCAACTGTGTTTGCTCCTCCAGTAGATGCTAAAGCTTTAGTTCCAGATTTACCCATCGCAACGTTGTCTTGTAAATCAGGTAATTTAAAAGTAGTTGCACCATCTCCAGCTCCGTAAGTTGTACCTATGATTGCAAACAATGCAGAATAAGTGCTTCTTGAAACTAATGCACCATTACA